ACAGTTACACTCAAAGTATTACACGATCTATAATACCATTACTTTGATGCGCGAGAAGGCAAGAACTCAAAAAGCAAAAATTAGATTAGAAAGATATAATTACTACACAGGAAAGGCAGATCCAAAGGTTTATGAACAAGAACCATTTCCGTATAAGGTGAGAGAGAAAGACGCAATACAGAGGCACCTAGATGCTGATGAGAGGTTATCAACCATTGATTTAAAGATAAGATACCATGATACTACTCTTAAGTTTCTAGAAGAAATTATACGTACCATTTCAAATCGCACATATCAAATTAAAAATGCCATCGAATGGCATCGTTTTCAATCTGGATTCTCATGATTAAAGAACTAGTAAAACCAGAACATCAATTATTTCATCATCGAATTGATTCTTGTAGTTATAATTTAGATCGACAATCTTTATCTAAAACATTGATTGATAATATGATCCATTATGAGGGTATTGGATTATCTGCAAATCAAATTGGTATTTGGGAAAGAGCGTTTGCAATGATAAAAGATTTAGAAAATCATGAAGTTATCGTGTGTTTTAACCCTCGTATTCTGAAATCATATACAGAAGAAGTTGAAATGGAAGAGGGATGTTTATCTTATCCAAATATTTTTTTAAAAATTAAAAGACCAGATAAAATTGTTGTAAAATATGAAGATGAATACAAAAAAACTCATAAAATTAAGTTGCAAGGACTCGCATCAAGGGTATTTCAACATGAATATGATCATATGGAAGGTATAGATTTTACTCAAAGAGTTAAGCATAAATAACTAAAATGATGGAGATGTCATGTCTCATTTGGTTATATCAAAAAAGAATGAGGTTTATTTAAAAATAAATGCGGAACCTCATATCTACTATGAGTTGTCCGATCAATTCACCTTTGATATTCCAAATGCAAAGTTTTCACCAGCATATAAGAAGAAATATTGGGATGGTAAGATAAGACTTTTTAATACGCAGAAGGGAGAGATATACGTAGGATTACTTGATCGTATCATACAATTTTGTAAAGATCATAGTTATACATACGAATTTTTGGAGAGCGAATACTATGGACTTCCCTTTGAGGTAAATGATTTTATCTCATTGGAGGGTGTTAAAGATTATATAAATTCAATATCTAAATATCGACCCAGAGATTATCAGATAGATGGAGTATACGACGCCTTAAGACATAATAGAAAATTATTGATATCTCCGACTGCATCAGGAAAGTCTCTGATGATATATTCGATTGTGAGATACTATGTTGGTAACGAGAAAAATATTTTGATAGTCGTTCCGACGACATCGTTAGTAGAACAGATGTATAAAGATTTTGCAGATTATGGATGGGACGTTGGTTCATTTTGCCATAAAATTTATGCTGGTAAAGAGAGAGATACAGACTCTCAAGTTATTATAACAACCTGGCAGTCAATTTATAAACTCCCCAGAAAGTATTTTGAGAGATTCTCTGTGGTAATCGGGGATGAAGCTCATCAATTTAAATCAAAGTCATTAATATCTATAATGACTAAACTTGATAACGTTAAGTATCGTTACGGATTCACAGGTACATTGGACGGAAGTGAAACTCATAAATGGGTTCTTGAGGGATTGTTCGGACCTTCCTATAAGATCATTAAAACTGACGAGCTCATGAAGAAAGGGCATTTGGCTAAACTGGATATCAACGTGCTTCTATTGAAACACCCACCGAATAAATTTGAAACTTTTGAAGAAGAAGTTCAATATATTATTAGTCATACAAAGAGAAATAACTTCATCAAAAACCTTGCACTCGATCTCAAAGGTAATACTTTAATACTCTTTGCAAGAGTTGAGAAACACGGAGAACCTCTTTATAACTTGATAAATAGTAACAACATTATTGAAAATCGAAATGTCTTTTTTATTCATGGTGGAGTGGAAACCGAAGACAGGGAAAAAGTTCGAGAAATCACTGAGAAAGAGAATAATGCTATTATCGTTGCCTCGTACGGGACTTTTTCCACTGGGATTAATATCAAAAATTTACACAATGTAATTTTTGCATCTCCGTCTAAATCAAGAATAAGAAATCTTCAATCAATTGGAAGAGTTCTTCGTAAAGGTAATCAAAAGACAAGAGCTACTTTATATGATATTGCTGATGATATTAGTTATAAATCTCGAAAAAATTATACCCTCAACCACTTAATTGAAAGAATTAAAATTTATAATGAAGAAAATTTTGATTATGATATAGTCAACATACCTCTTAAAAAATAATGGAAGATGAATTTTACGCAATTATTAAACTAGTTTCAGGAGAGGAAATCTTCTCATTAATTCTTGTAGATAATTTTCAAGATGAAAATACTGTAATCGCTCTTCAAAAACCTGTTATGATGTGGTCAAACGTAACTCCTAATGGAACCTTCATAAAAGTTAAACCATGGATGGAATTAACTGATGAAGATATTTTTATGATTCATCTCGATAAAGTAATTACTATGACAGAATCAAAAGATAAAAAATTAATTAATTTATATAATCATTACATAAATGAAGATGTAGATTTATCTAAAGAAAGTGGTATTATAAAACCTGATTATGAAATGGGTTATATTTCTACAGTTGATGAAGCTCGTAAAAAACTTGAAAGAGTCTTTAAGCTTAACCAAGAAACTTAACTATCTTATATCCCTTTCAACCCTTACAGAGTTATTGTACACATATTTACACTACTTGTCAAGTATTTAAAATATGTTATAATATTATTATGGAAAAAGATAAATGTTATGCCTAGAAAAAAGTCGGAACACTATGTAAATAATAAGGAACTACTACAGGCTATAACTGTCTATAGAGGAAAGGCATTACTTGCAAAAGCAGCATATCTTAAGAAGCATGGTATAGATCCACCTAAGTCAGGACCATGGGAGGGTAAACCACCCATATCAAATTATCTTGGTTCTTGTTTTTTAAAGATCGCAACTCATTTGTCGTATAAACCGAACTTTGTAAATTATATGTTTCGTGAGGATATGATTTCTGATGGTATTGAAAATTGTGTTCAGTACATACACAACTTTGATCCTGAGAAATCTAAGAATCCTTTTGCTTACTTTACACAGGTGATACACTATGCTTTCCTTAGAAGAATTCAAAAAGAAAAGAAACAATTGGATATTAAGACAAAGATTATTGAAAGAAGTGGATTTGATGAGGTTATGGCAGTTGATGATAATGCAATGTCAGGAACTAGTTCTGATTTCAATACTATTAAAGATAATATTCAGTATCGTAATAATAATCGATGAAAGTTGCTATAATAACAGATACTCATTACGGTGCACGTAAGGGGTCTACATCTCTTCATGAATATTTTAAGTTATTTTATGATAACGTATTTTTTCCTACCTTAGAAAAGGAAGGCATAGATACCATAATTCATATGGGAGATATATTTGATAGTCGTAAATCAATCGATTATCAGAGTTTAGAGTGGTCAAAGAAGGTTGTCTTTGAACCAATGAGAAAGTATAAAGTGTATGCGATCACTGGTAATCATGATTGCTATTACAAAAATACTAATTATGTAAACTCACCAGAACTTTTGTTAAACGATTATTCAAACATATCTACATTTTCAAAAGCAACTGAGATTGATATTGATGGATTAAACATTCTCCTTTTACCTTGGATTAATTCTGAAAATTATGAGCATACAACTAATCTAATCAGTGAAACTAAAAGTAAGGTAGCAATGGGACATTTAGAATTAAATGGATTCAGAGCTACTCGTGGTCATATGATGGAAAATGGAATGGATATTGATATACTTGATAAGTTTGATGTAGTTTATTCTGGACATTTTCATACTCGTTCAACCAATGGTAAAATACATTATCTAGGTAATCCATACGAAATGTATTGGAATGATGTAAATGATACAAGAGGGTTTCATATTTTTGATACGGATACCCTTACTCATACTCCAGTTAACAATCCTTATAAATTATTCTATAACGTATATTATGAAGATACTAATTATAAATTGTTTAATACGACTGAATATAAAAATAAAATTGTTAAATTAATTGTTCGTAAAAAATCTGATCCTAAAAACTTTGAAAAATTTATTGATAAACTCTATTCTTCTGGTATACAAGATTTAAAAATTATTGAAAATTTTGTTCTAGAGGAAAGCGAAAGTTTTGAAATTGAGGAAGAAGAGAGCACAATCTCAATCTTAAATCGTTATATTGATGAATCTGATATTGAGTTTGATAAAAATATTGTTAAAAACATTTTTCAAGATCTTTATAAAGAAGCCTGCGAGGTAGAGTAATGTATCTTTTAACACTTAAAAATAAAAGAGAGGAGGGTGTATATGCTGTTGACGATCAGTATGGAAATTTAGTTTTATTTTTATTTGAGGAAGAGGATGATGCAAATCGATATGCTATGATGTTGGAAGAGGATGAAGATAAAAAAATGGTCGTTATTGAAATAGACGATGACCTTGCATTGAAAACATGCAAAGCACATAATTATAAGTATGCCGTAATTACTTCTGATGACATTATTGTTCCACCAAGACATAAACAATGATAACTTTTAAAACTATAAAATGGAAAAATTTTCTTTCAACTGGTGATCACTGGAACGAAATAAATTTTTTAGAAAAAAATACAAATTTAATAATTGGTACAAATGGTTCTGGTAAATCTACGATGTTAGATGCTTTGACCTTTGCTTTGTTTAATAAACCTTTTCGTAAAATAAACAAATCACAGTTGATGAATACTGTGAATGAAAGAGATTGTCTCGTTGAACTTGAGTTTTCTGTTAACAGTCGTGATTACATCGTTCGAAGAGGAATGAAACCAAATATTTTTGATATTGAAGTCAATGGTAAACAAATGCATCGACAGGCGGATGATCGATCAAATCAAAAAATACTTGAAGAGAATATATTAAAGGTTAATTACAAGTCATTTACACAAATTGTGATACTTGGTAGTAGTACGTTTGTTCCATTTATGCAGTTAAGTGGATCAAATCGAAGAGATGTGATAGAGGATCTTTTAGATATACGCATTTTTTCGGCAATGAATAGCTTAATAAAAGATAAAATTAGAGTTAAGAAGGAAAAAATTAGGTCTCTTGATTTAAAAAAAGATAATTTGAAAGATAAAATGACGATGCAAAATAATTTTATTAAAGAATTAGAGGAGAGAGGTAAAAGTGATATTACAACTAGTAAAGATAAAATTAATGGTTTAATCACTGAAAATGATAAGTATGTTACAACTAATGAGAATTTAGAACTTGAGGTAACTGGACTCATAGAGGATCAGGAAAAGGTCACAGGTGCAGGGAAAAAGTTACTAAAGCTTAACAATCTAAAGGGTAAATTATCTAATAAGGTAACAACTCTTACCAAAGAACATAAGTTCTTTAAAGATAATGTATCATGCCCTACATGCACCCAACCAATAGAAGAAGAGTTTCGTTTAAATAGAATTACTGACGTTCAAACTAAAGCTAAGGAACTCAAGAAGGGTTATAAAGACCTTGAAGAGACTATCAAAAAAGAGCAAGACCGAGAACGTCAGTTTCAACAATTATCAAAGGAGATTACTAAACTCAATAATGAAATTTCTCAAAATAACACTCACATCTCTTATAACCAAAGACAAATCAGAGATCTTGAATCAGAAATTCAAATTACTACCGAGCAATTTAAAAACAGAAATACTGAACATGAAAAATTAAAAGAGTTTAAGGACAATCTCAAAAACACAATTGATGAACTTTCAGTTCAAAGAGAAGATATCAACCATCATGATTTTGCATATTCTCTACTCAAAGACGATGGTGTTAAAACAAAAATTATAAAAAAATATCTACCATTTATCAATCAACAGGTAAATCGATACCTTCAGTTGATGGATTTCTATATCAATTTTACCTTAGATGAAGAGTTTAGAGAGACTGTAAAATCTCCTATCCATGAAGACTTCTCTTATGCATCCTTTAGTGAGGGTGAAAAGATGAGAATTGATTTAGCACTTTTATTCACTTGGAGAGAAGTTGCAAGAGTTAAGAATTCAGTAAATACAAATCTTTTAATTATGGATGAGGTCTTTGATTCATCTCTTGATGGTTTTGGAACTGATGAATTTTTAAAGATTATTCGATATATTATAAAGGGAGCAAATATTTTTGTGATATCTCATAAGTCTGATTTAAATGATAAGTTTGAAAATGTGATACAGTTTGATAAGATAAAGGGATTTAGTAAATTGGTATGAAAAAATTAATATTATGTCCTGGCCTTCCCAGATCAGGAACAACTTCATTATGGAATTTACTAAGTTGTAATAATATTATTCAAGAATCAAATTATAAAGAGATTCATTATCTTTCTCTAATTCATAGAAACTTTGATTTAATGTATCCATTAGAATTAATTGATTCACATGTATCATATGTTCTTGATATGAATGAAAAAAGAGGATTATCATATCCATATAATTTAGATAAATATATATCGTATTTCAATTCTCATTTAAATCCAGCTGATTTTAGTCAATCTTATTTTCTTTTACCAGAGGATTTTTTATATAAAGTAAATACTAGATTGAAAGATTATTTTGATGTAAAAATAATTTTAATCTATAGAGAACCCATTAGAAGATTAATTTCATACATAGGAATGCTTCATAATGATTCTAGATTTTTTGGTGTAAATCTTAAAAATAAAAGAGATTTATTTATGGACTATGTAAACAACCCTAAACTTCAATCCCTATATAAAGATGTGAAAGAAAAATATGAAAGGGTTTTTAAAAATGTTATGTGTCTGACCACCGAACATTTTTTTTTAGATCATAAGAGGCAAAAGCAATTTGTAGAATTTCTTGAAGTTCCGATACTTAATACGTTTTCTAATCCTGAAAATGTAAAGAATTACAATGTTGAATTATCTGATGAAGATTTAAAACTGGCAAGATACAAATTAAAAGATTCAATAGATTTTTATGAAAATTTAATTTAATGAACACACCTAACTGGCAGCACCACTCCAAGAAGGAGAAGAAACGAAAACTTAAACCTCAAGCTCTACGACAAGCAAGAAAACGTCGTGGACAGTTATTAAAGTGTCTACTTAACCCTGTTAATCGCAGGGTTTCTTTGTATAATAAAGTATATCAGACAAAGATACAATGACTATCAAGCACGAAATCAAATCACAACTTGCTAAACTACTTGCTACTGAAGATCTAGTTGTAGAGCACAAGAAAGTCGAGACAGCACAGTTTAATGTACAGTCAAGAGTGTTGACCTTACCTATGTGGGAGAATACAACTGATGATGTGATTGATATGTTAGTCAGTCATGAAGTTGGACATGCACTCTATACACCAGACAGAGAATGGTGGAAAGAATATAAGATGAATCCTTCTATCGTGAATATTGTTGAGGATGCTCGTATTGAGAAGTTAATGAAGAGACGTTATGAAGGTATCGCAAAAACATTTTACAAAGGATATGCAGAATTACAAAAGAAAGATTTCTTCCAAGTTAAGCAAAAAGATATCTCTGAGATGAATCTTCTTGATAGAATCAATCTTCAATTCAAGATTGGAACACACTACAACATTCCTTTCTCAACAGACGAAATGTTCTATGTTAACAAAGTTTCTTTATGTGAGACATTTGATGAAGTATTAAAAGTATCAAAACAAATATTTGATTATGTTTTAGGTGAGTTAGAGAAGAAGAAAGAAGAAGAGAAAGAAATGGAAACTGAAAATGCATCTTTTGGTAGTGGAACAGGAGCAGATCTTGAAGATGTGAGAGATGATTGGTATGATGAAGATGGTGATTTGATTGATGAAGTTGATGAAGATGATGAGGAAGGAAACTCTCCACAAGTTAAAACAGAAATGGGTGGAGGTTCGAATACAAATCAAGCTATTGATCTATCAGATGAGATTGTATCAGAAACTGCTGAGAGTTTAGAGGAGGCACTTAAGAATCTTGCAAATACTCATGGTAGAGAAAATGTCTATCTTGAATTACCTGAGTTAGATATTGATGAACTTATTATTGATAATAAGGTTATTCACGCATTATGTGAAACAGCAGCATCTGATATACCTGAGAACGATTTGTATTATGGAGAAGATTTTTCATACAGAAAGTTCCTTGATGATACTAAAGCAGATTTTGTTAAGTTCAAAAGATCAGCACAAAAGGAGGTTAACTATCTTGTTAAAGAGTTTGAGTGTAAGAAATCTGCAGGAGCATATGCTCGTGCTACAACAAGTCGCACTGGTGTTCTTGATACAAACAATCTTGTTAATTACAAATTCAGTGAGGACTTATTCAAGAAAGTAACTTTATTACCTGATGGTAAGAATCATGGATTAGTATTCATTCTTGATTGGTCTGGTTCGATGGCGAATGTGATGCAGGATACAATCAAACAGTTATACAATCTTCTATGGTTCTGTAAGAAGGTTCAAATACCATTTGAGGTATATGCCTTCACAACAAATTTTCCAAGGTCATATAGTCCAGAAGGATACATAGATGCGAAACCACTTTACGAACCAAAGGATGATTTGGTAGCAGTTGATAAGTATTTCAGTTTGATGAATCTCTTTACAAGCAAGGTTCGTGGTAGAGAGTTAGAAGATCAAATGTTGAACATTTATCGTATCGTTAAATCATTTAGAGATTATCATGCACAAAGAATCACTCCAATGGGAATGGGATTATCAGGAACTCCATTAAACGAAACTGTGATAGCACTACATCAAATACTTCCTCAGTTCCAGAAACAACATAAGTTAGAGAAAGTAAATTGTGTGATTCTTACTGATGGTGAAGGTAGCACACTTACATATCACAAAACAATACAGAGGTCTTGGGAAAGTACCCCATATGTGGGTACTCAATACATCAATGAGGATTGTTTCTTACGCAACCGTAAAACAGGTAAGACATACCAATTAACTGATAACTGGTATAAGTTCACTCCAATTTTTTTAAGAGACATAAGTGATTCATTTCCAAATGTTAACTTCATTGGTATCAGAGTAATGGATAGTCGAGATGCAGGTAGGTTCCTTCGTATGAATGACTTAGATTGTAACTCTGAAGAATATACAAAGAAAATGAAAATCTTTAAGAAAACAAAATCAGTTGCACTTGAGAATGTAGGATACAAAGTTTACTTTGGTATGTCATCAAAAACATTATCAAGTAATTCTGAATTTGAGGTCGAAGATGATGCAACCAAAGCACAAATCAAAAAGGCATTTACAAAGTCATTAACTGCAAAGAAAATGAACAAACAAATCTTAAGTCGATTTGTAGAATTAATTGCCTAAATATAAAAAAGTGTCTAGTGAAATGAAGACCTATAAAGAGTTCATGCAGGAGAGCAGTCTCTCAAGAATCAAAAGCAAATCTGATAAGGGTGGTATCGCTACAATGTCCGCATCCAGAGCAGATAAGTCTGCAAAGGAAAATCGTGCAAGGGCAAAACAATTAGATAGAGATATTCGTGGTAGAGGTTTAGGTGGTGCTACAAAGGTGACTGGTTCATATGTTGAGAAAGACGATAAGACTGGTAAAGAGAAGAGAGTAAAAGAGAGGAGTCATGTTGTCTCCTCTGGAAAGATGGGTAAGAGAAAGTTTAAGAAGACAGTCAAGGCACTTGGTAAAAAGTATGGGCAGGATTCCGTATTGACACAAACGAAAAAAACTGGTACACTATCAGCAACAAGAAAAGGTGGACTTGGTAAATCAAAAAATATAAAACTAGGAAAATTCAAACCACAGGGCAAAAACCCAGAGGGTCAATCTCAAATCAAAGGCAAAACTTTCACATACGGATAATGACTACACCACTTTATGACGACTCCAATTGGAGAGAAGAATATAAAAGTTACATAAGTAACAAGATGGAACTTGACTTGTTAGAAAATGGACCTAAGAGTCTATCTCAATCTTGGCATCTTCAAGCACTTTATTCAGATTGGAAAAAAATGAAGGGATATAATAAATTAGATCCAAAAGAAAATAAAGGTCAACTACAATCCTCCATGACTGAATTTTTTCAAAGTCAAAAAGATCAGGGAATATAAACCAATTAAAAAAGTGGCACATTCGTTATAGATATTATAACTGGGTGGATTATAATAGGTGTAACGAAACAAATTACATCATGACTTACGTGCCCTTCCAACTTAAAATGACTAAAGATCAAGTTATTACAAAACTTCGTGATCTATATGGTTCTGAAGTTACAACTCCAGACATTAAAGCATTCTGTGCGATGAATGATATTGCATATGCAACAGTAACAAGAAAACTTGCAGAGTTTAAGGTTTCAAAAGGTAAGTGGAATCTTGAAGTTACTCAAGAAAAAGTTGAGCAAATCGAAAGAACATTTCAAGCACCTGCAGCAGAAGAGAAAAGAAATCTCATTCCAAATGTAGACAAAACATTTGTTCCTTTTGGTGGTTTTGCTGACTTGAAAAAGATTGTTAAATCAAATTTATTCTATCCCACATTTATTACAGGTTTGTCTGGTAACGGAAAGACATTCGGAGTAGAGCAAGCATGTGCTCAACTTAATCGTGAACTTGTCCGTGTAAACATTACTATCGAAACAGATGAAGATGATCTTATTGGTGGTTTCCGTCTTGTTAATGGTGAAACCGTATGGCACAATGGCCCAGTCATTGAAGCACTCGAACGAGGAGCAATCTTGTTACTTGACGAAATCGACCTTGCCTCTAACAAGATCCTCTGCCTTCAGAGCATCCTTGAGGGAACTGGTATTTTCCTTAAAAAGATTGGAAGATTCGTTAGACCCAAATCAGGATTCAACGTTATCGCAACCGCAAATACTAAGGGTAGAGGTTCAGACGACGGAAGATTTATTGGAACTAACGTGCTCAACGAAGCCTTCCTTGAAAGATTCCCAGTCACCTTCGAGCAGTCCTACCCCTCAGTAAAGATTGAAGAGAAGATGTTACGTCTTCATGCTGAGAATGTTGGATGTAAAGATGAGGCATTCCTTAAGAAACTTGTTGATTGGGCAGACATCATTCGTAAAACATTCTATGATGGTGGTATCGAAGATATTATCAGCACACGTAGACTTGTTCACATTGTTCGTGCGTATAGTATCTTCAATGATAAAGCAAAAGCAATGCAGGTATGTATCAATCGTTTCGATGATGAGACTAAGCAATCATTC